TGGAGTACAAGCTAATCTATTGCTTAAGAATACTAAGATAATTGAGCTTAAAACAGTTATACAGGCCAAAACAGTTAAAAAGCTGGATCACAATAGAGCCATCGCCATAGCCCTCCTCAACGAAGCCCTGGCAATGGCCCGCGATAAGAAGGACAATCAAGGCATAGTATCCGCAACAAGGGAGCTTAATGCCATCAGCAACTTACATAGTAGCACGCTGCACACCGACAGCACGGAGCAGGCCGAGCTTGACGCTAAGAGTACTGAGGAGGCCAACAGACTGGCTAATATCCGGCTAAGGACAGGCTAAGCCTATCAACCAAGCTACTGATTAGCTCTCAGACTTCATAGCAGGCCCGTGGCGCGGCTAAAAGGCAAGCGGGGTAGTTTGGTAGGGGTAATGGATTAAAATGGCAGGGGGGGGCAATAAGAAGCGATAACCCCCATTGGGGGCGGGGGGTGCTTATAGTACCTTCCCCTCCAAGCTTTGTACCAACTTTAGAGTTCTGGACAAGTGCGAGATAGATATGTTAAATTAGGCAAGCCGTTTTTGGTATCATAAACAGCGATTGTCTCCGAATACACGGGGAAACACTTTTATTATTAAATACCGTATGTTAATTTAGGTAAGTCTTTATTTTAGGAAAGGATTCTTAGATGGGCGGACGATGGCATGTTTCATTGCAACAGATTTTAAGTGAATATACAAAGTTAAAATATGAAATGATTATAGTAAGTGATACCGCTGAGGATGCCGTTAAGGGTGTCTTAGAACATACTTACGAGATTGATGTTTTCACTAAACTGTTACCGCATAAGGTTTTGCATGTAATTAGGTGGTCTTAATTGGATAATCGGTCAATCATATTAACCGAAGGAAAGGATTCTTAGATGGACAATAAAGGTACTCCCAAGCAAAGGGCTATAGTATGGCTTGAAATGGTATTGGGTGTAGATGGAACTGAAACAAGGAGTAGGCGAGCCATGACAGAAGAGGCTCTTCGTGAGATTAAGCTTATTACTGAGTTGCACGAGGAAATAGATAACGACTTAAGACCGAGGAATCATTCTTAATGCCAGACCTTACCCCAGAACAAATTGCTTCGGTCAACCCAGGCTATTGGGCTATATTGAACAAGATACGCCTTCAGGCGGGTTTGTTTACATTTGATGGCCGAGAGTACCAATTAGAGCCAATGAACTCCACAGCGAGGCGTGTGTGCTATCTAAAGGCAGCTCAGAGCTTTGGTGCTACCGAGATGGAAGTACTTAAAGACTTACATGGCATGATAATGAAGAAGTACAAGTTAGGTGTTGCTCATATCTTTCCTACTAACGATGAGGTTGGCGAGTTTAGTAAGAGCAGATTTAAGACTTTAATAGCTAATAACAAGATTTCGATAGGCAAATACGTCAAGAATGCTTCTGGCTCGACTGATACTACATCTTTGAAGAATGTAAATGGTGGTATGTTATTTCTTCGTGGTGCGAGATTGAGCCAGAAGGTTGGCGATTCTGCCGAGAGTACAAGTTCTAAGACTGCCGGCTTTTCATGTGACAAGTGTGTCTTTGATGAAGTTGATTATATGGACACAGATGTAATTGAGAAGTACAAGGGTAGGATGGGAGATAGTCCTCACAAGCATGAGGTTTATCTTGGAAATCCTTCTCACGAAGATTTTGGAATTGACCTTCTCTTTAAGCAGTCTGACCAGCGATATTGGTTTAGGAAATGCAGTTGCGGTCATTGGACATGTGCTGAGTTAAGTTTTCCTCAGTGTGTTAAGATACGGGAAGATGGAACTGGTTATATAGGTTGTGATAAGTGTGGTAAAGAGGTTTTAATGTGGGCTGGCGAGGGTTCAGCCGAGTGGGTTCCTAAATTCCCTGAAAAATCTGATTACATGCACGGATATATGGCTTCTCAGCTAATGAGTCCGAGAAACGACCCTGCCGAGATATTAGAGGACTTTATAAACCCTCCTCTTGGTAACTTGGCTGACGTTTACCGATTGAGACTTGGCAGGCCATATTCAGCCAGAGAAGATAAGTTAAGGAAGTCAGACGTATTAGCTAATTGTGGTGGTGATTTTCCGTCGATTAAACATAATGGCCCATGTGCAATGGGCGTTGACGTAGGAAAGAGATACCATGCTGTCGTCATTGGGATTAAAACTGGCAAGGACTCACACGAGCTACTTAGGACGGTCAAGGCCGACGGCTTCCAAGAGGTTCGTGCTTTGGCTAAGAGGTATAACGTAAAGAGTACAGTAATTGACATTGGCCCATATTACGAAGCTGCGAGAGAATACCAGAAGGCATGTAACCAAAAAGTTTACCTTTGTGAGTACAAAGATACTCAATCTGTAGACGAGATGTTCAATGAGAATAACGGCGAGGTCAAGGTAAACCGAACAGCTATTTTTGACAAATCACACAGGTTACTGACTAATGGGAGCATAAGACTCGCTTGCCAATGCCCTGAGACCGAGGAATTTGCAAGGCAATGCTGTAATTGTGCCAAGTTCGAGGAAACCGATAAGCGTAAAGGCACGATAGTTTTCAGGTATAGAAAAACAGGTGACAGGATGGACGATTTAAGAAGTGCTTTGAATTATTACCTTATAGCGTCAGGTGGCCATCGAATAGGCTACGCAAAGGAATATATTAAAGCGAGTGCATTTGGTAATACAGTTCAGAGTGATTACGATAGGATATAAAAGATGACAGCAGAAGAAGTAATACAATTAAGGAACAGGGAGCTTTCTGCTCAAGGAAATATACGCAATCTATGGCAACAGACCGCAAATAAGCTATATCCTTACGTTCAGATAGATTCTACTTACGAACCGGGCTCGATAAGGACTACGGAGGTTTACGACCAAACGCCACTGCTTGATTCTGAGGATATGGTATCTGGATTAAAACAGATACTATTCCCTACTGGTCAGCCGTTCTTTGCAATTAAAATTTTCAGTAAAAGCGATGCTTCTCAGCGATACATTTCAATGCTAACAGAAAGAGCGCATGAGGAAATCTTTAGTTCTAATTTTATAACTGAACTTGACGAGGTTTTAAGGTCTTTAATTATCTTTGGCCCTGCAAGTCTATATTCAGAATGGACTCCAAAGACAGGACTAAATTACAAGAACTGTGTATTGGGGTCTTATCAATTTATAGAGAATAGCAAAAAATTAGTAGATGGCATAGTCTTAACTGTTAAATATACACCAAGACAGGCAATAGAGGAGTTCACAGAGGAAAAAGTTGGTAAAGATGTCATAGAAGCGTCTAAGGATACTAAGAAACAAAACGACTTATTTAGTTTCATTTACTGCATAAAGCCAAGAGATATAGTAAATCCAAATTTATCCACAAGTTTCTCAGGTAATATGGCTTGGGAAGAGCAAGTAGTTAATGAAAAAGAAAAGTTAATCGTATATGAAGGCGGCTATGAAGAATTCCCATATCATAGCGCAAGATGGAAGAGACCCGCAAACGAGAAGCATGGTAGAGGAATAGGAACAGAAATCCTACCACAGATAAAAGTTTTAGAAAAAACTATGCGTAACTGGATTGACGTTGGTAATAAGTGGGCCAATCCTGCTATGGACGTATTATCTTCTTTCGATGGGCCATACAGAGTAACGCCAGGTGCTAAAAATATAGTTAGAGAACTACCGTCAGCTAAAGCAGTTGATCAAGCACTTAATGGTAATTTTCCAATCACAGAAGAATCATTAGACCGTCAGCAAGCAATAGTTGATAGGGCATTTTTCAGAGATGCTTTTTCTCCATTAGAGAATCTTACTGGAGACAGAAGAACTACTTTAGAAATTAGGGAGCGCATTAAACAGACATGGCATAAAATAGGCCCACCAATAGCAAGGGTATGGTATGAACAGTTAGATAAGTGCGTAATGAGAAGTATTTACCTATTGATTCGCAACGGAGTAATTGAACAGCCACCAGACGAACTCCAAGGAAAAAGTTTTGGTCTTGAATTTGTAGGGCCATTTGCTCTTGAACTTCGTAGCCAACAGGCAAAGGCATTCAGGGAATGGGCGGCATTTGTTGGTGAAATGGAAGAAGCATTTGAAGGTTCTATCGACAACGTTGACCCTGACGACGCTATTATGCGAATGGGTAGAACATTTGGTGTCAATTCGGAAGATATGGCGAGCGAAGAAGAAAGAGATGCTAAGAGACAGCAAAGAGCCGAACTTCAACAGCAACAGATGGCTATGCAGGCTGCGCAGGTTGCCGGACAAGCAAATCAAGGATTAGCGAAAGCGCCTGAGGATGGTTCACCCGCAGCAGCGTTAATGGAGCAGTAATGACACGACAAGAAATAATTGAACAGAGAGTAAGAGACTTTACGGAATCTTTCACGGGTTCAGGTGAAAGAACTCTTAAAGAGTTATCTGAGTTTTGCCTTGAAAAGAGGTCAACTTTTGTTGAAGATTCTGCAAGAAAGAGCGACTTTAACGAAGGCGCACGTTCAGTAATATTAGAAATCAGGCATTGGCTTGATTACGATTTATCAAAATTTAGAAAGGAAGAAAATGAGTAATACAGGATTAGCTGGAACCGCAATTGCGACTACTCCAGCCCCAACAATGTACAAAGAAGTTGAACAAGCCGAGAACGTTGCAAGAGGATACGTAGAAATCATAGAGATTATTGCCTATGACTTCGTAAAAGAAATCGAAAACGAAATGGGAAAGAAAGTGAAGATTGAAAAAGGTAGAGAACCTTATTTCTGCCAAGATAGTGAAGACGCTATGATTTTTAGCGAGAATAACCCAAAAGTAAGAACAGAAACATTTACTATACAGGTAAGAAAGTCTACTGCTAAGAAATACATTGATTCAAAAAGAAACATGAAGGCTTTTGAGGAGGCTAAATAATGGCTGACTTAATTGTAACTCCAGAAGTAGCACCAGAGGTAACGCCAGAAGTAACGCCAGAAGTTACTCCGGATGCCACACAGTACTTCGGTACTGATGGTGCATTGAACGAAGGGTGGAAATCTACACTACCGGAAGACATTAGAGACGAAAAGTCATTAGATGGGTTCAAGACCATACAAGATCTTGCCAAGTCTACTGTTATGACAAAGAAGATGATTGGCAAGAACACTATGGCGGTTCCGAGCGAAACATCTACTCCGAGCGAATGGGAAGAATACTTCAAAGCCGGTGGAAGGCCTGATACCGTTGAAGATTATGGTCTTAAAGCACCGGAAGATTTCCCACCAGAATTAGTAGACCAGATGTTTCCTGCCGATAGAATGGCTAAATGGCAGGAGAGATTCTTCAAGGGCGGAGTTAGTAAAACTGCCGCAGATGCGTTTATTGCAGAATTTGCTAATGATATGTTGGTTGATATACAAGGTGTTAATCAAGCGCAAGAGAATCAAAAGGCAGAACTATTGAGTAATCTATCTACTGAATGGGGTGCTGCTATGGAACAGAAAAAGCATCTTGGAAATATAGCGATAGAAGAAGGTACTGGCGGCGACGAAGATTTTAAGGAACGCCTTACACAGAAGTTTGGCAATGACCCAGACTTTATAAAATACTCATCTAATCTTGGCGGTAAGTTCTCAGAGGGCAAGTCTCCTAACCTTACAAATGTTCCAACTCCAGCAGACCATCAAGATTCAATAGATGCTCTTATGGCAGACCCACTTTACACAAGTGGTTCGCAACAGCAAAGAATGAAAATCGCAGATAAGATTATGGCGATAAGAAAATTACAAAAACCCGAAAAAGTGAGTACCTGAAAAGGCCACCAATAGGGATGCAGTAGAAGTCGGATTAGCCTTTCAAGGCCCCGGAAAGAATAGGAAGAACCTGCTCGTTGTAGATTATTTTTCCGAGGTAACAATAATTTTTTTGAAAGGCTAAAGCAATGTCACAACAGATACCAATTGCCTTTGTCGATCAGGTCAAAGCAAACATTCTTATGCTATCGCAGCAAAAACCTGCGAAGTTGAGAATGTCTTGTCGGGCTGAATCGGTAGTAGGCGATACGATGTATGTTGAAAGACTGGGCCCGAAAGATGCTCAACCCCGTGGCGCACGTCATGGCGAGACACCAATTTCGGACGCAGACCATACAAGACGTAAATTAACAATGGTTGACTATGTAGTTCCAGCAGATATAATCGACAAACCAGATAAGCTGAAAATGCTTATCGACCCGCAGTCTCCTTATGCACAGAATCAGGTATTCTCTTTGAATCGCCAGATTGATGATGTCGTAATCAGCGAATTAGGCAATGTAGTTTATGGTGGACACGCTGGTGGAACAACCATTAATAATTACGATGTTGGTGAATGTCGTCTTATCGAATCAGACGGAACTATTGCAACAGCAGGTAGCGATTGGAGTGACACAACCGAAACTCCTCTTACAATCGCTAAATTGCTCACTTGCAAACAGCTTCTTGACGATGCAGAAATAGACGAAAGCAGACAGAGATATTTCCTTTGTAATCCTTACAACCTTAATCAGTTAATGAATACGACTGAGGTTAAGAGTGCTGATTACAATACAGTGAAAGCTCTGGCTCAGGGTTACGTTGATACCTTTATGGGATTCAAATTCATTAAGTCCACAAGACTTAGTGCTGACGATACCGATACTGGTGCAACAAAATGTTACGCATTCGCACAGGATGCTATCGTGCTTGCAGTTGCCGAGGAACCTACCGTCAGTATTGACGTTAGACCCGACCTGCTAAACAGTACTCAGATATTCTCTACACTGAGTATTGGCGCTACACGAGTAGAGGGTCCCGCAGTTGTCGGCATTACGCTTGACACCGCATAATTGAAAGGATTAAATTATGAGTAAACATGGAACATATCCAAATAATCCTATCATATGGCCTGCGGTTCCTGTAGACCATACAGGTGATAATAACCTGGGATATTACGCTACGGAAACCACGCAGAGATATGCGTGGGGAACTCGTGGTATGACTTGGGACGGGAAAGTATTTAGGTATGCTCGTTCCAAGGACACTATATATGCTGGCTATGGTGCAGTAAATGGCGCGTCTGTAGATGTGTCTGATTTAATTAACTCCAATATGAAAACAGCTATTGTAGCTGGCGACAGGTCTGTTTATATGACTATTGCCGCTGCTGAAGGCTATGATAATGGCGCAATAGCTGAAGATGAGCTTGTTGGTGCGATGTGTGTCATTGGTCATGGCGTCGCGGCTACTACGGAAACTCGCACTATAATCGGTAATGAAGCTTGTGTAGCTGGTGGAGACGACATAATGATTTATGTTGATTTTCCATTCGCTCTCGCGCATGCAATTAACATGATGGAGATACCGCTTAATCCTTATGGCTATCTCTTGAAACCCAACAACACGATTGCATCTGTTATGGGTGTACCTAATGTCGTAGCTACTACAGGCCAGAATCTTTGGCTTCAAACATGGGGTTTATGTTGGATGGTGCCTGGTGGCGGAGATGCTACTCCTGGTGATGCTACTGCTGACAGAATGGCATATTTTGTTAGTGATGGTTCTATCAATGGTGGCGGTGCAGTTACTATTGAAACTGGATTGCAACCTGCTGGCTTTATCACAGACTCTACTGAAGGTAGTACAGGCACAATGCCTATGGTAATGTTACAGATTAGTATTTAATTTTAATAGACTTGGGCGGGAAACCGCCTGAGTCCTTTTTTAAGAAAGGCTTTATGATGGCAAAAGAAAAAGAAGAAAAGAAAAAATTAACAGCAGATGAATATCAGGCCCAAAGGTATAAAGACAGATGCAAATCTTAAATAGAGCAAAGAATACCGAGATGGATATTATACCACTTGGTGAATCTAAAAAGAACGTTAAAGAAGAAGCCAATAGACGAACTTGGAAAGCTGGTTATACCGATAGAGATGGACAACCAAAGAGAAGTAATGGTGCAGGAAAGGGCGATGATTTCCGACCCTGCGATAAAAAGAAATATGACGAAAACTATGCTCGTATCTTCGGGCACAATTAAGGAGTTTTATTATGGCAGACTCGACACAAAATGAATCAGTATGGGGGTTTATCTCTTATGCTAAGAATAACCCATACGGAACAATAAGTGGTGCTCAGTGGGACGACATTGAAGATATGGCGTCTATGTATCTGACTGTAAACTATACCGCTATGAACGATACGGCAACAGCAGCAGATCCAGAGTCTTACGGTGCAGCGGCGGCAGTTCCAGCACCCGATAATGCTGGCGCTGGTTTAGTTGATGCTGGCGGTACTGTAACTGTTACACCAACAGCTAATGCATATGCTGGTGCAATGTATCCACAAAGAGGTTATGGAGGTTAATTATGGCTATTACAACACCAATTATAATAGATGAAACTGGCCAGAATATTGTCAACGGTGGCTACTGGTCTGTGAACAACGACGAAGATGACGGAACACCTGCGGTTGCTTTAAAAGCGGCTACTGGTGCTGGTACGGCTCTTTATCTTACCCATGTAACCATGAGTGGTCAGCTTACTGACGTTGCTGTCACGCTTGAAGATGAAGATGGGACAGTTCTCTTTGGCCCGATTACTCTACAGGCCGATGGAGATGGATTGTTTACTAAGGACTGGAAATACCCTCTCAAAATTACTGACAATAAAGGTCTTTCTGTGAGTGCCACTAATGGAGTTGCGTTCACTGTTTACGTTGAAGGCTTTACTGGTCAAAAACCAACTACTTAGGAGATATAATGGCAGGCTCAGAACTTGAAAGGCCGTTGACGGGCGATGAATCTATACCTATCGCAAGAACTGCGCATTGGGCGGTAAATAATGACGAAGATGACGCTAATACTGCGCCAGTTCTAATCAAGGCTGCGCCAGGCGCTGGTAAAGCGTTGTATCTGACGAATATAGTCATTAGTAAGTCAACGTTACTTGCTGACCAAAGTATTACGCTCGAAGACGTTGACGGAAATGTTTATTTCGGCCCAATGTTTTTAATGGATTTAGGTGGCTCGCTTTATAAGAAAGATTTCCCGAAACCGCTAAAGTTTGCTGACAATCTCGGAATATACGTCAACGAAAGTGTTGGCGGCAAAGGCAGTGCGTTATTGATTTACATAGAAGGTTTTACTGGACAGAGCCCGATAGGTTAATACTATGGAAATAAAAGACAAATGTGTGTTCAATGCCAAAGCAGACCAGTGTACGTTTCGTACTCAAACAAATGGCGACCATGTAACATTTAGCAAAGGTATTCATATAGATGCTGAAAATGCAGCTGCATTTGCGTATATGATTCAAATGGGCAAAGAACTAAAAATAGTAGTTAAGGAGGCATAATGGCGATTAGTAACACAAAAATCCTTAACATGGCATTGGGAAGAATTAGTTCTAAGCGAATAAACAACTATGAAGATGCTGACGAAAACTCTCCGCAGGCTATACAAGGAAGACTTCATTTTGAGCAGACAAGAGATTCATTAGTTGAGTCTTATTGGTGGAGATTTGCTTCTGGTAGAGCTACGCTTTCAGCTTCACCAGACACTCCCGATTCTGAATATGACTATCAATTTATTCTTCCCACCGATTTTCTTGCAATGAAGTCAATATATGAAGATAGACACTCTGACGAAAATCTAAGGTCTTATGCACTTGAAGATAAGATGCTCTTAACCAATGAAGACGAAATGAAAATAAAGTACATTAAGAAAGTAACAGACCCAACGAAGTTTAGCCCGTTTTTTGTGGAAGTATTAGTTTTAAGTCTTGCCAAGAAGATGCTACCTGCCCTTGCTGGTCAAAACACAAAACTGACAAAGGATATTGGTGATGAATTGAGACTGTTAATTCCAACAGTTAAAGCTCACTCTGGGCAGCAAACTAACACAGAAGGTCAATACAATTTAGAAACCTGGAATGATGCGAGATATACTTAATGGCAAACGAAGTTAAATTTGGGTATAAAACAGGTGAAACGCTAACATTTTCTGCATTTCAGCCTGATGGTACTGCCAGAGGAGCAGCCGATCAGAACTTACCTGAAATATTAGCCACTGGTTACTATACCGCCACACCTTCGACCGCTTTGGTCTCTGGCGACGTTGTGGTAGTTAATGACGGTACATACAATGTCGGTTTTGGCGAATATCAGACAGGTGTTAATTGTGAGCTTATTGAAGGTTCTGACTTTACAGATACGCTTATTGGTGCAGACGGTGATACTCTTGAAAGTATATCTGACCAAGTTGACACAGTTCAACAGCAGGCTAATACAGTATTTAATGTTTATGGGCCAGGAGAATAAATGGCAAATCTTAGTGTAATATCTCTAAATTCTGGTAAATTTACGACATTGATAGATGTAAGGTCTGATATAGAAAAGTTTCCAGCTGGCTGTAGGATTATTAACAATATGATTCCTTTGATTTACGGGCCAGTAACACGAAGACCTGGTACTAAATATATTGCTGGCGTAGAAGACGATGACGTTAAATCAAGAATGGTATCATTTATATATTCAACCACAATAGCCTATAAGTTAGAATTTAGTGATAAGATTCTTAATGTATATTACGAAGATAGTATAATAGAGGGTGATATAGTAACACCCTATCTTGAAGCTGATTTATTCCAGCTACAAATCAAACAATCTGCCGATGTTATGTGGATTATACATCCGTCATACGCACCAAGAAAATTGTCAAGAGTTTCGGCTACAGATTTTACGCTTTCCGAAATTGAGTTTGAAAAAGGGCCGTTCATTGAAAGAAATGATATAGCAGAAGATGATGGCGTGACAATGGCTGTTACTGGCTATGATATCGCTCAGGCAACACTTGGTGATGCTGGTGCTGGAACATTTACAATATCAGGCGAAGGCGATTTGTCGAGTCTATTTCCAGCAAATAAGACATTTTACGTTGGCTCTTCCGCAGGTAACGCAGGTGCATATACAGTAAGTCCAGATACAGACGTTTCTTATGCAGCACCAGTTTTTACAATTACAGCAGCGGAAGAAGTTACAACAACAACTACCGCTGGTCAGATAATGGTTGACGACGGCACTGTAACATTAACAGCTTCGGCGGCAACATTCACAACTGGAACATCAGGCCACACAGACGCACTATTCAAACTAACCCACAAGAGAGCGAAGACCGTAACAAAAGGTAGCGGGACTGCCGTTGGTATTATAGGCGAACCAATAGAGGTTAAGGGTGCATGGTCGTTTAACACAACTGGACATTGGGACGCTACTGTTGAAATACAGAGAATGGAAGATGGGGTAAATTGGGAGACATTAAGAACTTACGTGTCTACCGTAACCGCCGGAGTAGGGTCGAGAAACATACAGAAATCTGACATTGAAGAAGCCGATGGAGTTAAGTACCGAATATACATATCTGCTTTCACTTCTGGCACTTGCGTTGCAGATTTCACTGTAGACGAAAGTACACAAGATAGCATCTTTAAGATAACCGCCACAGCGTCAACAGTGTCAGCAACGGCAACGGCTATAGTTACAGCACCAGAAAACGGAACTACTAAGCGTTGGGCAGAGGGTGCATGGTCGGCAGTAAGGGGTTATCCGTCAGCGATAACGTTCTTCGCGGAAAGAGCAGTATATGGTTTTACAGACGAAGACCAGCAAGATATATGGTTAAGTCAAACCGGTGAGTTTGAAGATTTTGAGGCTGGCGTAAAAGACGCTGATTCATTTGCTGTGACACTACCAACTGCAAATAGGGGTCGATGGTTAGGTTCTCTTGAGACTTTAGCTGCTGGTACTGCTGGAGATGAATGGAGAATAAAAGCGCCTTTAGATGAAGCACTTACTCCTACTAATTGGGACATGAAAAAACAAACAAATTACGGTAGTGCTAATATACAGGCACTTGAAGTAAACGAGGCAATTCTATTTGTAGACTATGTTGCTCGCAAGATTAGAGAATTTACATTTAGCGATAATAAACAAAAATATGTATCGCCTGATTTAACCGCATTAGCAGAAGATATTACATCAGGCGGTATTACGAGTTTAGCAATACAGAAGAACCCAGACTCGATTATATGGTTTACTATAACAGACAGTCCTTATCTCATATCAATGACTTACGAGAGAGAACAAGATGTGGTTGCTTTTGCTAATCATCCTTTAGGTGGTAGTGGAATCGCTGAATCTGTTTGCGTAACGCCAAGTACAGATGAAGATATTGTTACATTAACTGCGCAATTTACAATAGATGGGGACACAAAAAGATACATCCTTGATATGCAACCAAGAGATTGGGGTTCAACTACAAGTGCAACAGATTCGTTCTTTGTAGATGCTGGAATAGTTGATACTGGTGGAGACGTTACCATAGACGGATTAGACCATCTTGAAGGTGAAACTGTTACTGTTCTAGCCGATGGCGCAGTTCAGGCAAATAAAGTAGTTAGTGGCGGAGAGATAACCATAGACGAAGCTGCCGATAGGGTAGTTGTTGGATTACCTTATACCTATCAAGTAAGTCCAATGAGATTAGATGTCAATACGCAGACCGGAACGACTTTAGGCAGTATAAGGAACATTTCAAAACTCGATATTAGTTTCTTTGCTACTGGCAATGCCAGATTTGGCGATGGTATTGACACTTACGATATAGACTGGCGAACCACAGAGCCTTATGGTTCACCGCCAGACTTATTTACAGGATTCAAGGAAGCGCAATTCGACGGTGGATTTACCACTGAAATGAATATAGTTATTTCAGGATCTGATGCTTTACCATGCACAGTTAGGGCAATTGTAGCCAATATAGATTAAATAGGAGATTCCATGACAGTTTCTAATCAAACAAACAGAATATCAGCAGTAGGCAGTGGCGCGATTGGGCAAGAGGTAGCAATTGCTTTTCCGTACAACGCTACAAGTGACTTAGTTGTAATTAGTAGGGTAACTGCAACTGGCGTTGAGACCACGCTTATTGAGACAACTAATTATACTCTTACTGCCGCAAGCGAAAGTGGGGGTACGCTCACTACCGTTACTGCCGTAGCTGCTACAGCAGAAATTCATATTATTCGTGACACTCCAAACACACAGGTTCTTGACCTTGAACAGGGTGGAAGTTTTAATGCCGAGAACATAGAAGATGCTCTTGACAAAAGCATTAAACTAACAATAGAAAACACAGATACCTTAGATAGGTCTTTAGTATTTCCAAAGACTGACCCAACAGCTTCAATAACAGACCTACCTACGTCAATAGATAGAGCAGGTAAGTATTTATACTTCGATGCTTCGACAGGCGCACCAACGCCAGCCACGCTCGCCTCAGTCGGTTCAGCAACAATAAGCACATTCGGTGCTACTTTAATAGATGACGCATCAGCGGCAGCCTCACGCAACACATTGGGCTTGTACGCAGACGTTAAGGGTCACGGCGCAAAAGGCGACAATGTAACAGACGATACGGCAGCTTTTCAGGCGGCAATAGACACAGGGCTTAATGTTTACATCCCTAAGACGGCAACAGGCTATAAAATAGATGGCACGCTTACTATATCAACTCATGGCCAAAAGATGTTTGGTGACAGTTCCAGTGGTGCTACTCCATATAGCTTATTGATTGGAGATACCACAAACGACCCGATAGTACAGGTTAGTGCATGGTATGTAAGTCTTGAAGATTTTGCTGTTCAGAATGCAGTTACAGGAATAGCTATTGGCACTGTTGGCCCCGATGTAAAGGCTGGCAATCCTATATTAACAAACATAAGAACAAAAGATTGCACTACCGCTGGCGTTCACGCTGTTTATGGTAATAGCGGAAGGGTGTATGGCTTTACTGATTCCGGTAGCGGTAAGGCTTTTTGGTTGGAAGATAATGCAAGTTCAGGGCTTGGTGTAACAGATGACCCAAGTGCATGGTTCTTCTTCGGCGCAAGAGCCAAAAGTGCTACAACTGGTTTTGAGATTGGAACTAATAATAATTACTTCGTTGGCTCGACAGAATCATGTAATACAGGACTTATATACAAAAGTACAGCTTTAAGAAATTTTGCATGGCTACACGACGACAGGGGAGCAGTTGGAATAACCCAAGTTCCATATAACAATGAAGGTTCTCGTAACAACCATTGTATGCTTACTGGCACAAATGCAGCGTCTGGCACTATGTCCGGTTGGTGGTACGGTACAGCACCTGTTCAGTATATGCTTGATGAGATGATAACAAATACCGCTACTGAGGCGATGACTGGAACAGAAGAAGCTACATTAATAGGCTTTCAGACATTTACAACAGTAACAAATACGGATAGTGCAGGAATATTAAATATCACAAAACTTGATTCAATAGACAATGAGTCACAGTCGAAGTTCTTCTACTTTCCAGCGGCAAATACATACCAAACTACTGTAGTTTTAAACGATCCAGCAACATATACTTTTCTTTCAACTAACCAAACTGATTCCACAAAATACAAGGTATTCGTAACTGGAACGGCACAGTTATTTGAGATGACTTATGTTGGCGATTCTAAGTTTAGTTTTAGAGAGGTTGGCGGTGAGCTACCTTATAATGATAATACTATTACATCAACAGCTACATTAGCAGTAGACACACAGTTAAAACACAACACGATTATAACCTTTACAAATGCCGGAGCGTCGTATGATTATACACTGAGCGACTGGGATGATTGTAGAGTTGGTCATACTGTGTATATTTACAAAGGTGTTACGACTGGTAATGTGGTCTTGAAAATAACCGATGGTACATTCCCTGACGCTACTACTCAAGTAACTCTTATGGCTGGTACAGAATATGCGATTAAACTGACGAAATTAGTAACTGGTGCAACTTCAATAGTTGGCTATGAAACTCTAAATGGTAGTAGCGAAACAAGAACTGATACGATTGCAGTTAGTAACGCTGAAATACAAGCACTTGCGGCTACTCCAAAAGAATTAGTAGTTGCTCAAGGCGCAGACAGATATATTGAGTTTGTCGGTGCTACTCTTATTCTCGACTATGCAACGGCAGCTATCGATGACGCTGCGGCAGATGGCAATTTAATCATAGGGTACATAGATGAAAGTGGCATAGCAGCTTCGCAGGATATTGAGGCCGATGGCTTTATAGATATGGCCGCAGATACAATAACAAATGCAATACCTAAAAAAGACGCTATAACAGCAGCGGCGGCTGAGTCGGTCAATAAAGCATTGGTTTTGTATAATGACGCAGCCGAATATACCGTTACTGGTGGTGGCGCAGGTGTCGTGAGGGTTAAGATAACTTATAGAGTTCATACTTTAGGGCTGTAATGTTAACAGAAGAACACGATATAGACCTTAGCTTATTATCTGAGCATTTTGTTGAATGCGGAGACTATACGAAAGATGTTATACTTCAGGAATTGGAATATTGGCGAGGCATTACTGACTTTCTAGTAATTGTGTCAGGTTATCCCAATAATGTTGATGGTTTTATTATTGGTTATCGCAGCAGGAATTCTTTGTGGATGTCTCAAGTATGGAGAAAAGCTGGTACTGATTTACAGACTAGCAGAAAAGCACTTGCACTCGCTAAGGAATGGGCGAAAGAACATGGAATGACAAGTATAACAGGTGAGACAGATAGAACACAAATGAAAGCTATGGAGCGATATGGCTTTAAAGAAGAATCAATTAATATGAAAGCGATACTATAATGGGAAAAGGCGGAAAGCCAGTTAAGACACCACCAATTGCACCACCAGAGGCAATACCAGATGTAAGCCCAGAGACAGAAGAACAGGCCCGCAAGAAACGTCCTCGTGGCAGACAGGAAACATTCTTAACTGGAGATTTAGCACCTGAAACAACGAAGAAAAAGGTTTTGGGTTGATGGTTGAATTGACCGAAAGACAATTCTCATAA